GCAGCTAATCCCCGGCGTTTGGTAAAGTGTTTATAGATTAGTATGACTAATTTGTCCTATATTACAACAAAGGCCTTTTCACCCAGAAATCGGGTGACGGTCCCTCTTGTCTGCTAATTAGGATTCCTAAAGCAAACTACGAGAGGGGCGAGATCACTGATCTTTCCCCTCTTTCTTTTTGCTTGGTGGACGGCTCGACAACTGGCTACTAGGCCATTTACAAGCCACCCCAACTCTGATATATTAGTCTCATGGGAAAGGACGGAAGTCCACCCGGAACCTTGAAAATTTAAACGTCCAAAGTACTTCGGTTACACCGGCAATAGTAGCTGGCGTAACCGTGGTATAATCAAGTAAACAAACACTAACGTCTATGTATTTCGCAGCAGCAATCCAAGCAGTAAACGCCGGTCTCAGAAAAAGCAATGAGATCGATACTCGAATGAACATCGCGGTGGTTGATCGAGGAGGAAAGCTTGTTGCTTTTGCCCGTGAAGACCGGGCCTGGTCAGGAAGTGTTGACATCTCCATTAAGAAAGCGTGCACCGCTACTTACTTCGATATGGAAACGCAGAAGATCGGAGTGCTCTCCCAGCCGGGCGGAAGCCTGTATGGTATTGAGCACTCCAACGATGGACTGATTACATTCCCCGGCGGGATTCCTCTGGTCGCCCCTGATGGCGTTATTCTCGGCGGAGTCGGTGTTTCCGGCTCGTCTGTTGAGAATGACAAGTTAGTCGCCGAGGCCGCGGTGGAAGGGTTCCTTTCCGCTTTTGCGGAAGCTCCCGCGGAGTGAGTTTACTGACCGGCATAAGCCGGTCTTTCTGGGAAGATTTCTGCTCTTCCCACTAGCCCCCACCTCTGCTATGCCCATATGAGGCATAGCACGTGGTAAATTGGGGCATTCTCGGGGTGTAGCGCAGCGGTAGCGCGCCTGCTTTGGGAGCAGGATGTCGGAGGTTCGATCCCTCTCACCCCGACTCGAGAACGGTCCAAACGTTCTCCGTTGATGCGGTTCGGCTCTACCGCTTTAACAAAAGGGCCGCCAGGGGGGTTAGCTCAGCTGGTAGAGCACCTGCTTTGCAAGCAGGCTGTCAGGAGTTCGAGTCTCCTACTCTCCATTCTCCGTTCTAGACTCCGGAGACGTTTTGCCCTTTCGTTAAGTGCACGACACGGCCACACACCCAGTCGTTAAAGTGTGGTACTTTCTTGGGGACTGTCTTGCCGTTGGTACGACGCCGATTATACTGGACCGAACCGGCCAATTTGCGAGTCCCGCTGGAAGTTGGGAACATAGCTCCAACTGGTAGAGCACCTGATTGAAGATCAGGGTGTTGTCGGTTCAAATCCGACTGTTCCCTTGCCCTTTCGGGTGTGGGGTTTCCTAGGAACGGAGGCTTAAACGCAGAGTCCCATGCGCTGCATCGTAGAATGGCGAAACCGGCTTCAGCATAAGTCGCAAGGTCGCTCATCGTAGGCAGACACTCTCGCCCTGGCGCGAAAGCGCCACCTGCCTCAGTAACTCAGCGGATTAGAGTAGCGCTCTTCTAAAGCGTAAGTCGCTGGTTCGAATCCAGCCTGAGGCGCTTCGGGACATTAACTCAGCCCGGTCAGAGTATCCGGCTTTTAACCGGTTAGTCCTCGGTTCAAATCCGAGATGTCCCATCAATGGAACGTAGCTCAGTTGGTAGAGCACACGGCTGATAACCGTGCGGTCACGAGTTCAAGTCTCGTCGTTCCAATCGCCTCAGTGAGGCAAACTTCTCCGAGATAGCCAAGTGGTAAGGCAGCGGGTTTTGGTCCCGCTATCCTAGGTTCGAGTCCTAGTCTCGGAATCGCCTTCGGGCAAATTGCTCTCTTAGCTCAGCGGACCAGAGCACCTGGCTACGAACCAGGATGTCGGGAGTTCAAATCTCTCAGAGAGCGCTTGCCGAAAGGCAAAATGGAAGATTGGCCAAGAGGCTTAAGGCAGCGGTTTGCTAAACCGCCGAGTCGGCACGATCCGGCTCCGTTGGTTCGAATCCAACATCTTCCGTTCGCCCCTGTAGCATAATGGTAATGCAGCGCTCTTGTAAAGCGAAGATTGCTGGTTCAAATCCAGTCGGGGGCTTGGGGTATAGCTCAGTTGGTAGAGCAGTCGGCTGTTAACCGACCTGTCGTAGGTTCGAGTCCTACTACCCCAGTCTGGAAGGTCAAGCAGACTGGCGACCGCAGCGATCTTGAAAATCGTCGAGGTGTTAAAACCCTTGGGAGTTCGACTCTCCCACCTTCCGTTTTTTAGTTTAAAGTTCTTCCAGTGAAACAGAGGCTTCTGTTGAAAGATACAAGTAGTTATAAACGATACCGTATCTATCCAATGGCCGACCTATTTTTCACGAAAAATACAGACGTAAAAATGGCCGTTCTAGAGGAAAAGCTGAGCGTGTACGAAGATCTCTCCAGAGAGATGCTTGCAAAGCTTGAGAACGCCGTAGACAAGATATCCGAGACCAATCAGAATATCTCGAAGATCCTAGTCCGCCACGAGGAAAGAATAGACCAAACGCTGCAATCCGACGCGGCTATCATAAAGCTTCTCGATGAGACGAAGAAGCAGAACGCGGACAGCCTCAAGGCTATGGACGAGGCCCTAAAAGACCACGAGAAGAGAATCACGGATCTCGCGAAGTTCAGGTGGATACTTGTGGGTGCTGTTCTCGTAGTCGGGTTCGTGTTAGGTGAGATGAGGCCTATGAGCGAGGTATTCAACTACAATAACAGACCCGGCGCCATCAACCAGCCTCGGTCACTCTGAGCAGTAGACACCTCCCAGAATCCGTGGTATAATATCTACAGATCGGGACCGTCGCCTATAGGTTAAGGCCCACTGCTTATAACGGTGTGAACGGGGTTCAATTCCCCGCGGTCCTATTTGCACGAGTGGCGGAATTGGTAGACGCCCGGGTTTTAGGTACCCGTACCCTAGCGGTGTGGAGGTTCAAGTCCTCTCTCGTGCACTGGGAAATTGGCGCAGCGGTAGCGCAGCTCCTTTACACGGAGACGGTCACTGGTTCGAATCCGGTATTTCCCATGTTACACAACCCTAACATCAGAACTTAAAGTTTAAAGTACGTTATGGAAAACATCACATTCTCCGACTCCATCACATTTAAGCCCGGGGGCGGTATCAGCATTACTGGAGATGCTAAAGCAACACTGACTCTAGACAACGAGACCCACACCCTCTCCCTAGACGATTACTGCAAGAAGAACCCCAGCGCCCTGGAGTGCAGAGAGTACGACGTCTAACTGTCACAACGGCCCAGACACCCCTCCCGCCTTCGTGATAGAATATCTCTATCCGAAGGTTTTTTAGTAAGTGAACATCTTTGTCCTTGACCTTGATCCCAAAACCGCGGCAAAAGCCCATTGCGACAAGCACGTCAACAAGATGATCGTGGAGCATCTCCAGATGATGAGCGTAGCGTTAGCTCACTACGACCTGGATCCCGCTCGAAAGAAAGACGGCGAGTTCTATTCCGTGAGAGCGTACAAAAACCACCCCTGTACTAAGTGGGTTAAGGAGTCTATGGATAATTTCGAGTGGACGTGGAGCCTCACATGGCACCTCTGCGACGAGTTCAAGGATAGATACGGTAAAGAGCACTCCGGCAGGGAAAGTCTTAAGTCCATAGATGGGAACGGGGTAAAGAACGCCTTTCCAAGATTAGGGCATACACAACCCGCTCAAGCTATGCCGGACTTCTGCAAGGTTTCCGAGAACCCTGTAAAAGCCTACCGCAACTACTACAACTGGATGAAGTGGAGATTCGCATCGTGGAAAACAGATATTCCGGACTGGTGGGCACCTGGCTGCTGCCTGGAGGGCAAAGATGAGTACTGAGAAATACTGCCTTATAGGAGATCTCCATGGCCGAGTCGATGCTCTAGAGAGAATACTGCAGAAGTCCGAGGGGTACCACTACGTTATCCTGGGTGACGCTATCCACCACAAGTCGTTCTTTCGCAGGGCAAAAAGAACCTCGCCCATAAGAATGCTCCTAATAATAAAGGAGCTGGTGGACGCGGGAAAAGCGACCTTTATCATAGGCAATAACGAGAACTACATACTTAGCAACTTAATACTTCCCAAAGTGCAGATCAGGCAGAAGGAGGTCAAGTACACTCTTGAGTGCCTGAAAGAACTACCGCTCGAGGAGAGACTTAGCCTTCTCCACTGGCTAGCCACGTCCCCGCTCACCCTAGAACTCGAGTCGTACGAAAAGACCTACCGCTGTGCCCACGCTTACTACAATCCGAACTACACGGACAAGAACAGAAACCACGTTCTCACAGGCATAGGGTATCCGTGGTTTAAGAACGACCGGCTCGAGGACCACATCAAGCCGGACGCCGAGTACTTCTTCGGGCACTACGGTTTTCCCTACTCGCGGAAGAACCTTCACATCATCGACGCGACTAACTTCGAGGGGGTGGGGGTGTACTACACGGACCGAGAGGAGTTTCTGATCCACTACTAAGCCACTTGGCCAAGTGGCCACCACCCTTGACCAGGGTGGCTTTTTTGTGATAAGATGGTAGTATCAACTCAGCGCCATATGTCCAAACTCAACTCCCTAGGTTACGTTGTCCTCTCCGACTCGATGAACTCGAAGGTGTTTGGGGACGGTATCCAGGCTGAGGACCCCGGCAAGAAGAAAGTCACCGAGGTGTTTGAGGAGATGGAGAACTTCGGCGTTAATTTCCCTGTAAACAACCCGGACAACTTCTTCATCGATGACTTCAGCCTGCCTGGGCTCCAAGCGGATAATATCAAGAATCACTTTGACTCGATATCCAGGGAAGTCACTGAGACCCGCGTCCAGCTCATGAAGGACTTTGCCTACACGGAGATTCCTGACGCTCCGGATAAGACAGAGTTCTTTCTCTACGCCGGCTGGGTCAAGTACCCCTTTGAGGGGAGTGCGGAGATCGTAGATGGCATCGAGGAGCAGATCGGTGTCTTCGACTGCGAGACTTTCGTGAAGGGAAGCGACTTCGCCCACCCGATTCTCGCCACCGCTGTAACGGAGAAAGCGTACTATATCTGGATGCACCCTAGCTTTGTCAACCCCAAAATCCCCTACGAGCCAATGCTCGTGCCCCTAGGGTGCAAGGATGGGGTGTTTATCGCCCACAACGTAGCCTACGACCGCTCCCGGACCACGGAAGCCTATGCTCTCGGAAAGACCAACGCGTGGTTTGACACTATGTCCGCCCACATCAACGTCTCCGGTCTGGCATCCGGGCAGAGGTGGTGGTATATTCAGAAGCAGTCTAAGAAAGCCACGTACAAAGCCGACCCGATCTGGGCCGATAGGGGCTCCATGAATAACCTCATCGACTGCTATAACTTCCACTGCCGCCCATCCATCCCGCTCGAGCAGGACGAGAAGAAGATCCGTAACACCTTCGTCGACGCCACCTCCATGGAGGATTTCGTGCCGCAGCAGGACGAACTCATCCAGTACGCCCTGAATGACGTTAAGATCACCTTCGAGCTGTACTCTATCCTTGCTCTCAAGTACCTTCAGAATAACCCGTCCCTAACCACCCTTGCCGGCCACTTCGGCATCTCCTCCGCGAAACTCCCCGTGGTATCCGACTGGGATGAGTGGTTCGCTGACTGCGAGAAGCAGTGGGAGGATTCCATCGCCCGTCAGGAGGACATCCTAGGCGAGATGGCCACCGAGATCTACCAGGCCTGGAACGAGGGAGAGATCACTGACGAGGAGGTGGCTGCGGATCCATGGCTGTCCCAGCTTGACTGGGAGGCCAATTTCAAAGTCACCAAGGCCGGTAAACCCAGCTCGAAGTGGTACGGAGTGCCCAAGTGGGTGAGGACCGTCTCCGCGAAGGACCTCGTCGACGGCAAACCCGTTATCCAGGGCATCTCCACAAAGAACCGCCTCTCCCACCTTCTTCTCCGCCTCAAGTGGGGCGATCAGCCCATCAAGTTCCTCGCGGATAAGGGCTGGTGTTACATGGACGAGGATAGCGGCTCCTACCTTCGCATTCCCCACAAAGACGGGGAGGGTGTCAACGTTGGAGGTGTTCTGACCAAGGATTACGTCGAGGACTTTGAGTCCGGGATTCTGAACTCCGACCTTTCTCAGGCCAAGGAGCTCATCTCGCTCGCAGTTAATGTCGCCTACTGGACATCTGTCCGTTCCCGCGTTCGAGAGCAGAACATAGAGACCGTCGAGACTCCTGAGGGGAATAAGTTCAAGCTTATCGTGCCCGCCTCCGTACCCCACAACACCTCCACCAATCGAGCCGGAGAGAACCTCTGGCTCACCGTTCCCGACCCTAAGTACGATAAGATCGGCAGCGAGATCAAGACCCGTGTCCAAGCACCCGAAGGCTACGTGTTCGTCCAGTCCGACTTTGACGCACAGGAGGCCGTGGTCGCCTCCATCTTCGCCGACTCATACCACAAGATCGCTGGAAGCACGCAGTTCTCCCACTCGATCCTCGCTGGGTCTAAGGACGACGGGACCGACATGCACTCCATGACCGCCAAAGCCATTGGAATCACTCGGGCTATTGCCAAGGGCTGCAACTACGGCATGCTCTATGGCTGCGGGGCGAAGACCCTGGCCAACACCATCCGCAAGGGTAACAAATCCATCCCGATGAAGGAGGCCATGGAGATGGGACGAAAGCTCATCAAGATCAAGAAGGGAGAGAAGGCCTCCAGGCTCTCACAGACCCTCATCGGCGGATCCGACTCCTACGCCTACAACGAGATGGCGAAGATCGCCAACATGCCCTGCCCCATCAACCCTCTCAGTGGCACCAAGATGTCCACGGCATTCCGCCCCTCGAGCGTGGGGACCGATTTCTGGACCATGAGGAACAACTGGTGCATCCAATCCACTGGAAGTGCCATGCTCCATGCCTTCATGACCGCGATGGAATGGCTTATCGATAAGTACGGACTGGAGGCGGAGTTCTGCATGAGTGTTCATGACAGCATCCTGTATCTGTGCCCGGAGGCCCAGGCCGAGAAGGTTGCCGCTCTGTTTCAGGTAGCCCATGCCTGGTGCTGGGCCTTGATGAGGTACAATTACGGCATCTACGAGCTTCCAGTGGCGAACGCCTGGCTCTCCTCTATTGAGGTTGACAGGATCTTTAGGAAGTCGGCCGACTCCAGCACCAAGACCGTCTCCCAGCAGAAGGACGAGGAGGATGGGCGATCCGTCACCATCCAGGACCTCATCCCTGTTCTCGACTCGATGTTCAAAGACGAGAAGTAATGGTATAATGGGCAGATAGTATTGAGGGTATAAGAATGAAGTCTTTTGACGACATAAACGACTACTTCAGATCCACTTACGGTTTCTCCCTCTACGTCCGGGAGGAACCCACTCTGATGTCAAAGGCCAAAAAACCCACTCGATGGGTGGGAGCGGATGCCTCTGACGTTGTGCTACTTCGCCGAACTGGCTACCCCCCGACCAAGTACCCCAGATGCCGTGGTATAATTAGTAATGGGGGGCATAGGCCAGTCTCTATGTCCACCCTTCTCTCCAATATAAAGGAGGGTAAAGAGCTATTTAGGCGATTACAGTAATCCGCCTTCTTAGTTTAAAGTTAAACTCGAGCGTTTTTCGATCCGAGTCCTCTCGTGTATCGCCGGGCGCTCGTCATAACATATCTAATTCATCTATAAACAATTGCAGATTGCAAAGATGACCCTGGAATGTCATGTCCACTACACAGGAGCTTCATGAAGAAAACTATTGTTTGCCTAGGCCTCGCCATTCTTTCCTCTATTCCAATGTCTGCATACGCTGGAAGACAATGCGGAGGAGCTAGTTACTACGGCCTGGGGGACGGATACCAAGGAGGAACTACTGCATCAGGTCGAAAGTTTGACACCTGGTCGAATCAAGCAGCGCATAAGTGGCTACCTTTTGGAACGGTTGTTACAGTGACTGCTAATGGCCAAAGCACTAAAGCAGTGATCACAGACCGCGGACCTTTTGTCGGCGGAAGGGTCATAGATTTATCGGCTAAGTCTTTTAGCGCCCTGGGCCCTCTGTCTAGAGGCGTGCACGACGTGTGCATCAGCTGGAACTGAGAACTTAACAACTGAATACAAAGATGGCCCCGAGCTTAGCGCTGGGGCTTTTTTATTACGTATTACTCAAGAGTTGATTTTAGAAGGTAGCACAGAGTATTACTGTCGGTGAGAAACCCTTCGATCACATTGACAAACCCAAACTGTTTCTCCTGTTCCGCGAGCTCTCTGATAAGTTCCAGATCGGATTTGTATCTAGCACACAGCATCAGCAACCACTCAGCAAGATCATAACCGGTAAACCACTCAACGTCAGGAACCTGATTGAATACGCTACCTGGAATCTCTATGCCAAGGCTTCTTCCCTGCTCGGCAAACGTATCGACTTGGGCATCGAGAGTCTCGTATACTTTCTCGAAGAGCAGGTGCAGCTGGTAGAAGTCTCTTCCTACGACGTTCCAGTGCGCTAACTGAGCTGCTCCCTTGAAGCTGAGAAGGGAGGAAAAAACCGAGTGGAATAGAGAGTTCATGTTAGTTTGTCGTAGGATGGATTTGTGCTAAGGTAGAGGTCCTGTCTGGAGGAGGTTCCAGGCTTGGAGTTGGGAACCGTTCCCGCACTATTTCTCCACAGCGAAGAGTCTATATTTAACTTAAACCAAGGTGGGTAGGGCTGGGTGTTGTCCTTATAGCATTTCCATACCTTCTGCAGGGATCCAGTGAGCGTTTTTGAGGCGTCTACGACCCTCTCGCCATTACTGTTAAATGAGAGGGCTATGCGAGGAGTAAAGGTGTAAGTAGCCGTGCCATCAAAAGCCGAATTGCAAGTAACTTCCAGATTATCCGATATCTCCACCTTGCACCTGGGATCCTCGACAAGATACTCCTCGGTAACATCCACTCCCGTCTTCCTCCTCCAGATAGCGATACCGGTGTTCTTACCATCTGGTGTGAGTAGGCAACTGCGTTGGGGAAGAAAATCTCCCAGCGAGATAGGATCGAACGCCGCGCATGGCTGCGAGTAGAATCGACCGTCGGCAAGGTTCACCTGCACCGTAAAACTCATCTCGTAGATAAACTGAGATGCTTCCGTCACCTGGATAAAGCGACCGCCTCCTGGCTCGAACCCCGTCTGGAACTCCAGTCCGGGAACCGCGGGCACCCAGCCGGTCACGGAGTCGTAGATCATATCCATGAGCGGAAGGGCGAAACTGTGCCCTTCTCTCTGTGTCTGCTTCTGAATAATTGTGATATTGTACGTGAGTGACCTAGTCCTCACAGTGGGTACGTAAGCGCCCTTATTCGAGTTGATAGAGTTCTCGCTAGAGTAGCTGATGATAATCATCGCCTGCTCGGCAACTCTTCCCGACTCATCAAGCTCCTCGGCAAGGCGTAGCACCACCGCGCTCTGCCCAAGCACTCCATGTACTCTTCGGTGAAGCTGGTTCTCAATTTCTAAGAGCATCTGTCACCAGCTCCCGCCACTAATAAACGCTTGAAGCTCCCAATTGCCGGTAGTGAAGTTGTAGAGAAGGGCGTCTCCGGGCTTTACGTTTCTGGTAAAGTTTACGTCGGCGAGATCCTGGAGCTTTCTAGTGGCTTCTAGGCTCATAACGTACTGTCTGAGGGCCGCTGCGTCCTGCTTGTATTCGGATCCGTCAGGGAACACGCCCACTCTCCCTCCCAGAGGGCCATAGGATGAACCGTAGTAGCAGTCGGTTCCTCCGGCTCCGCTTGAGAGAAGGAATGCCGATCCGTCGGCTGGGCCAGCGTTAAATGGGTCGTATCCGTAGGTTTGGTTACTCATGGTTAGAAAGTATTGCCTTCTTGGAGGCCATTGTAGTTGTCAAAAGTGCCAGTAGCGTTTTCTGTGGGGTTGGTGGCAATGACGGTATCGCCATCTTCTGGATCCACAGCGTTCTGCGTATTGGTGAAAGACGCCATTCCACGGGTGGTTTCCAGAGCGTCGAATAGCTCATTGACCTCCAGTGCCGATTCAGGCATGATTGAGGATACCTGAAGAGCCGCATCTGATAGCGCTTCGGAGTTGTTACGTTGTACCGAGTTTGCCTCCTTGCGTGGGAACTGCCACCAGCGGTTGTTTCCTCCGTCTCGTAGCACCCACCTGGCGGTAGAGGGCTCGGTGAAGCTCCTGCCACGGTTGTAGGAGCTCTTCGTCATTGTGCAACCGCTCATCCAGTAGCGGTAAGCTTCCTGCCACTTAAGCCCACTGGACGGAGAGGCTTTGGAGGCCCACAGTTCGAGCTGCTCAAGAGCTTTCTCTGCCGCGTCGATAACCTGCTGCCTTGGGCGCAGGATGTCCAGGTACCATCTGGCCAGAATGGCCTGAGTGCGGCGATATGACCCAGCGATCAGGATCTTACCCTGAGGCGGAGCGGTAAGAATGTAGTTATTGATTAGTGTGGCAGCGTCATTAAGGGCTATCTGGATCTTATCGGTATTTATGCTATTTCCCGTGGGGTTGTCGATGTTGGAGAGTTCTACTGCTTCCTGGTAGCCAAAAACCTCGACAAAGTAGTCCACTGTTGCCGGATTACAGTTGTCTGCTATGCCAAACTTATCTGGTAACGGTTCGGGCATTTTCTTACAAATTCTTCTTTCTAGCTTTAAACCTTATGGGTGTTTGGCAGCGGGCAAAAAAAAAGAGGCCCGAAGGCCTCCAGTTTTGTAGTTAGCTAAGCTAAGCTCAAGCTGCGACAGGGTTCTGGAAGATGAAACCGGAACCGCACTTACCGTTCTCACCCATGCCGACGAGCTCGAAGCTACGCTCGACGAGGATGTCTCCGGTGAACACTCTGCGCTCGATGTTGAAGCGCTCAGGAGTGGAGATAGGATAACCACTCAGAGTGTAGGTGTAAGCGAAGGCGGGGTTACCATAGTTGGCGTCCAGAGCAGGCATGAAGCCGTCAGTGGAAGCTGAAGGATGGTAGAAGAGGATAGCGGCGTTGTTGTAGATGTTCTCTAGAGCACCGGTATCTTGGTTGAGCTTCAGTCTGCGAGCCACGCGGATCTCGTCGAGGCCGAAGATCTGAGCCAGAGTCTTCTCGTCGACAAGTACACCGCGCTGCATGAAGTCGCGGATGCGCTTGTTACGCTTCATAGCGTTGAAAGCGTCGGGTGAAAGCACCAACTTGTTGGGATACACACCGATCTGGCTACGTACCTGCTCCTTGGCGTCGTCCATCAGCACTTCCACGTCAGCGGTAGGGCTGTTGAACTGGTCAGCACCGCCATTATAGGTGGCGAGGTTCAGCACGTTGTTCGTCTCGTACTGGGCAGTGTCGGTCACCTGAGCGGCAACTTGAACTTCCCAGGACTGCATGAGGCGGTTGGCGGCGTCCTTAGCAGCAAACTGACGGAGGTCAATCTGAGCGGCGCCGTTCTTGGCTTCAGCAGCGATCTCTTCGGCGATCTCCCAGCTAATCGCTTCCTGACGGAGAGCGAACGAGCGAGTTCCGAATTGATTCTGGATCTTCTGGATGTTAGTTCCAGGAGCACGGAGGAACGACTGAGCCGCAAAAGCCTCCTTGCCAAATACCAGAGTACGGCCAGCGCGAGTATTCATAGATACCGCGGGAGCGAAGAAGGTGGCTACACCCTCAGCGTTCTTATAGCCCTGAGCTAGTTGCGTAAGAATTGGGTCAATTACGCGGACCTGATCAAGATTCATCATGATAGTTTTTCTCCTTTAGGTATCTGTTATCAAGCAAGAGCCGCGCCAGCTTCGTTTCCGAGCTTCACGCGAACATAAGAGGTCTCTCCAGCGCCGGTTGTAACGGCGTCGAGTGCACGACCCAGAACAACTTTGCCGGTTCCAGCAGCGCCGGTTACGGCCTGACCTGAAGCGTTAGAGAAGATGGGCGAGTCAAGGGTGATGGTCTGAGAGGCAGCTACCTGTACGATAACGATACCTGTGGTTACGAGAGTAGCGAGACCCTGGTAGGGGAACACGCCAGGCTTGTAAGGTGTGGTGGAAGGATTTAGTTGACCTTCGTACACCAGGGTAGAGCCGTCGTTTACCTGGTAACCGTTAGCGTTGAGCTGTCCTTGACCGTAGATACGGTAGATGTTAACGCCAGCGGCGTAACCGTTAGCGGCTGGATAAGCGCCAGTGCGCGTGATGAAGCGAGCGCCTTCGATACCGCTGGTAAGAGCTGTGCCGTTAGTAACGGTCACGGTCTCAACATACTGGTGATCGAAAGACATGTAACGTGGATCGTTAGCCATGTGTTAATCTCCTTATGAGTTGGATAGAATAGCCTTCAGAGCAACGGTGTATTCGACGCCCTTTTCCTCCGAGTACTCCAGCGCCTGAGCGTGAAGTTCGGTGGTGGAAGGATCGTATACGTACCCATCGACTGAAGATGTTGGGGTCTTTCTGCCCTTAGGGGCAGAGGCTGGTGTCGCAAACTCTTCAAAGCTTACCATCGAGGGTAGGTTACCCAGGATGCCTCTGAAGAAGTCGAATTGCGAGGCTTTGCCGGTCTCGGAGAAGTTCACCGAGTTCTTGTTATTGAGGGTTTCCATGAATCTCACCAGGTCGGTCTTAGACACGATCTGCTGAGTGAGTTTGCCCTCGCCGTAGAGAGTCTCGCAGAAATCAGAGATTTCCTTCTCTCTCATCAGCTTTTTCTGCCTGGCAAGTTCCTCTTCCAATTCGGCTACCCGGGCATGAAGGTTATTCTGTCCCTGAACTCCCATAGCGGACTCGCTATGATCCAGAGTTCCTGTAGCCTCTTCTGGAGTGGTCTCTTCTGACATGTTGCTCTTCATCATCATCTCTTTCTTTTTCTTCTCTTCGTCGGTCTCTTCCTCGTAGCTCTTGCAGCCTTCGCCATTGTCAGCGACTTCTTCTTCATCTTCTTCTGTCTCCTCTTCTGAGTAGACGGCCTCGGCTTTAGGCTCTTCAGCTCCGCTCACATCCTCGGAAGGAGGAGCACCAGCATCGGATGGCTTCTCGCCTTCCTTAACGGTCTCTCCCATGTCCTCGGAGTCCTTCTCCTCGTCTTCAGTGCTCTCTTCTTCGGGCTTTTTGCCTTCCTTTTTAGCCTCGATGGCTTTTTTGAGTCCTTCAGGCATTTCGCCGTAAGACATTCCTTCACCTTCCATCATGGAAGTAGCATCAGTTTTTAAAGCTAGGGCTTTAATTAGGTCTTCGATTTCGTACTCGGAGGCAAGTTTAGCGATCTTCTGATCACTACCCTCCATATCTCCCGAAATATCGTCGGTTTCCATACCGGGATCTTGCGGGCCTTCTTCTGAAGGATCCGCCATAGGATCTGCCGAACCGTTTCCACCAGCCTCCATAGGATCTGCTGAGCCGTCTTCGCCTTCACCTGAGGGAGCCGCTGAAGGGTCCTCTGAGGGATCTGCCGAAGGATCCGCTGTAGGATCTCCACCCATGTCATCCTCTAGACCTAGGTCGTCTGAGGAGTTGGGGTCGTCAGCCATGCTCATGGCCGGATCCATCTCCATATCGGATTCGGTGCCGTAGTCCATGTCGTACTCGGCAGGAGCACCGGTCTCGGAAATCTGGTTTCCGTTATCATCGTATACGTTGGCCTTAGCCTTTTCGCCACCACCAATATTGATATTGACGGTCATTCCCCCGCCTTCAGTGTGCTCGACGACCGAGGCAACCGAAGTGGAGGTTTCTGGTTTGGTTTTCTTCCTAGCCATAGTTTGATTTTTTCCTAAGTGTTCTTTAAACGAAATGGAAGACTCCCCTTCGGAGGGGGTGATTGTTATCGTTTCTTGCTCGGATGACTCCGAGAAAGCAGTGAGTCCTTTCACCGCCGGAATAGAAACCAAACCAAGATGGCGTAGGGATAACTTACCGGGTGTAGGATTCGTTTCAGCCTCGGGCAGGTAGAATGAACTACTTACTTTTTTAAACACCCCATCTTTGATGAGCTGTTCGGCTTTAGGGGTAAGTTCTACCTTACCCCAAAGTTCTTTGCCTTTTCTCCAGACTTTACGTACCCAACCTAGAGCCGGAGTATCATCCTGCTGGTCATGGCCGATAATCAGAGGAGCCTCGTGGAGGACAGGGTCGTAAGACCCTGCCACTTGATCCAAGTCAGTCTCCGTGAATACCAACTTCTGTCCCGTAGAGGAGATCTGCGGGCCGGCCCTGAACATCTCAATAAATACAACCCTTTTGGGCTGCTGAGATGAGAGGGCCTCTTTAGAGTTGAGCACGGGGTCTTTCATTTATCAGAATACGTTTGTCGCATTTAGAAGGGCACTGAATCTTTCCTCATTTCTGGAGAAAGAGTCACTCAGCTGGGCAACTTGACCCGCTGGTGTTCTGACGATCGTCACGAGCAGGCGCTCGAGAGTTGGGCTTGTAGCCACGTAAACGTCAAGTCTTACGGAACCATTTTCCAGGTCCGTTGGGTTGTTGTTGGCAGAGGAGCAAACAACTAGGTAGGCCTGTTCGGGTCTGGAGCCAAAGAGCGCTCCCTGACGGAAGAACTGGCCAAGAACCTGGGAAGCGATGGACTTCACTCTGGCGTAGACCGTTCCGGCGGAATCGATCTGCTCGAACAGAATGTCGTCAAAGCTACGACCCATAACGTCGATGAGAACGTTAAGGATTGCCCGTGTATTCACGAACTTGAAGAGCGGGTTGGGGGAGAGTGTTCTAGCACCCCATGCCACGATTCCTCTGTTAGGAAGCGAACGGATCGGGTTAAGACCCAGAGCGTAGGTTACTTCCTGTTGCTGAGCAGAGATCTCGAATTTGAGTCCGAGTGCTCCGCGGAGCGGGTAACGTGATCCCGCAGGAGGCTGTTGGAAGCCTTCGTTAACGTATCTAGAACATGCGATGCCAGCTACGTAGCTCGAAGGAGCGATGTAACGGTCATTCAGGTTCTTGATGTATGGAGCGTAGTATGCCGCGTGGCCGAAAGGAACTCCGACAGTGGATTTAATACCGTCGAGTTCGTCTTGGACCTGGGTGAGGGAGGTTTCGTCGAAACCGCAGTCGATCAGAGCGATATGCTGTGTTCCGACAATACCCTCGGTGGGTCCGAGCTTACCTTCAGCAGCTTTAACCAGGGTCTGGGTGATCTTGAGACGCTCCTGGCGAGCCTCGGCTTTATTAGCGAAGTCACCGGCACCCACTTCGTAGGCGAGAACTGTATAGGCTTCGGGGGCTAGGAGGAAGCCGGGGGCAAGAGCTCCCGAATCCATACCCTGCTCGATGGCGTACACGAAGTCATTAGCCTTGGCGGTGGCGGTTAGCTTGTAGGAGTCGTAACCGGGGTTTTGGCCCGTAGATACCAGCTTGATGACGTTTCCGTCAGCCACACCGAATCTGTTCTGGCCAGGATTCACGGGGGAAGAAACACCGTTGTTTGAGGTGATCTTCACTCTAAGAACGTAGTCGTGAGAGTAGAACCCGTTGGGAACGGACTTATCCAGGGATGCGGTAGCACCGGCCGCTACTGTTACGTTGTTAGGAGTCACTGTAGCCGAGCCGTCGCTGGAAACAGTTACCACACTGAATCTAACGCCGTTGGCAACAATAGTGTCTCCAGGAGCGATCTGGGTAAGGAACGCGGTTCCTGTTCCTGTAACCGTACCGGCTGAAATAGCCACGGTACCGGTCAGGGCAATATCGGCGAGTTCGGGGCGAATGTAAGGAGCGCCCGCATCGGACATCAGAAGAGCAACTTTGTGACCGTTGTTGGGGACATGAGTATTTCCCGTAACGTTAGTGCCAGAAGCCACGGCCTCTACGGTGTAGTAACCGTCGAGCTCCTTCTCAGCAAGGATGCTGTTGATCTCGGATACTAGTCCGGAAGTCAGTGCGTCAGGAGTAGCTCCGTTGACGATGATTGCACGGTCTTCACCAGCAACATTGACATAGAAGACTTGGACCGAGTCAGGAAGGAATCCGGCACGGGTTGTAACTCCACCAGTTGTAGAGACGGTTCCGCTCGGAAGAACATCAACCCCACCACTCTGAATCTCAGCGAAAGTGGTAGTTGCTAGATCATACTTCCAGTACGCGGCATCAGCATCGGCCCACTTAAGAGGAGCGGCTGCGCCAGATGTCAGATCCTTGGAAATAGCAACGATCTTGCTGTTAGGAATGACAGAGGCGGAAGCGTACACTTCCTGGTCTACAAGAAAAGCCTTAACAATATTGGACTTCTGAGTCGCTGGGTCGTAGGCGATCTTACGAACAGTTACGTCAGCGCCGGGGGCTCCGGTAAAGTTGATGAAAGTACCACCAGACGACGTAGCAAGCTGGATCGAGTCACCGGTCTTGTTTACGACGTAGTAGATGGTGTTAAAACTCAAGTTACCGAGAGTTCCAATCGAAGTGCCTTCGAGGATAACTCGGTCCGTGTTAACAAGACCTGCCGAGGAGCTGAGCGTAATAGTGTCAGCCGTCGAGTTAACGTTAGCGACAGTTGCTGTGTAAGCAGTAGAACTCTCTTTGAGGAAAGCACTGATCGAGCTTCCGGACACGTGAAGAACGGGTTCTCCGGTGGCGATGTCTCTAGACACGCAACGGAAGTTCATCTCCTTCACAGATGTGTAGAGTTTAACAACAGTCTGGCTGTTAAGATCTACAGGAGAGGCGTAGTTAGTATCGCTGAACTGATAAGCAACAAACCGATCCACTTTGGGAAGGCTTCTTGTATCCTTTGAGAAGATTCTAAACTTACCGGCCGTAGCCTCGTCGGCGTCCTGCTCGATCTTATAGTAGTCGGAGAATCCATCACCATTTCCAGCTAGGAAGGTGTAGAGGTCACGAGCATTATCTACCTGGTCGAGGGCAGTGGTCGTGATCACACGAACCGCAGCGCCTGTGGAGTCATTCACTCCGATAGGAGTTCCGAAGTAACGGCCATTGACTTTGATGGCGAAGGCATTATACCCAGCGCCTGCGGAAGAGACTCCGAGATCGATCACGGTCTCAGGAGTGGGTGATACGCGGGTAAAGTAAAGAATACCGTTTACGCCGACGTTATCGAAAAAAGCATTTACAGCGTCAAAGGACGCCAGGGCTCCTTTGTTTCCGACGGGAACGTCTCCGCCTACCTTCTCCACAAAGTCAGCTACGGAACCGATCTGAGTCGGCTTGTAGGGCTCTAGGAGTGAGTAAGCGTCAAGAGCGCTATCTCCGTAGTAATCTTCGGTAGGAGTCGTACCGAAGATGTACCCAACAGCATGTGTGGCCAGAGGTTGAGGCAGACCACCTGTAGAAGCTTGGGTTACGAAGACGCCGGGCCGATTCAATGTCGCAGCATTGATTCTGATTGGATTGGCCATAGGGATTTGAAGACACTAAATCTTTCACTACTATCCTTAAACAAGCGGCCAATTTATAATCGTTTAGTCGACAGCGTCTACTTTGTACAGCTGAAAGAGCTCGTTCATGAGCCAATCGGGGCAGGAGGCGGTTCCGCACCTCTTGAACTCCAGGATTTTCATGGACTTCCTGAGTATCTTATTGAAATCGTTGGTATCTACGTACCTCGAATTAACGCTGATAAATGCTTTTAGCTCGAATACGTCTTTCCTAAGACATATCGAGCAGAGTATGAGGATAAGTTTTAGTCTTTGAGAATCTGTCATCAGGTAGGATTGTTCACGGCTTCTACAGCTGCGTTGTGTATCTGTATCATAGCTATGAACTTGCTCATAGGCACCTCTTCCATGGCGGATACTTCAGCAAAAGATCCGTTTTGTATACTGTAGCACTGCCTGAGCCAGTCGTACTTAGGAACGTAATTGCATAGTATATGCTCTCTCACTTTATCAAAGATCTCAAGTATCACTCTTCTGGGCAGGGATTTAAAATTCACCCTCTTTAAGCAAAGAGCGGACAAAATGCTAACTATATGATCTAGATCTAACTCTCTGGCTTTACTCTCATCCTCCCCGCTCTTTAGCATAGAGTCGATGAACTCTAAGTCTGATCCTTTCAAGTCGCGGAACGAGAGCTCGCGGTTTTTGGAGTCGATTACACTCACCGTGTAATCATGATTTATCCTGACGGATAAGGACATTACTCGTCGGCTAAGTCCGGGTCAGAGTTTAGCCCAAGCAGATCATTGATCGCCTCTCCGAGTTTTCTCAGCTGGCGGGCAGTAAGCCTCTTAGCATCTTTCAGAGAGAGGCGTCTCTTTCCAGCGTCCGGAGCGTGGAGGATACAGATCGTCTGGAGCGTAGCTTCTACCTCGGAGATGTTCTTGTTATCCGAAACCTTCGAGATCTCGATAAGGTCGTTGGCTGAGGGCTCTTTGAGAGTGAGAAATTTGCCAGGTGAGATCTCGACGGAGATAACTTCAGGCTCACCAAAGTCAAAAAGGTCGTCCTCTTCCTCGATTCGTGAGATCGTTGGCGAAGCATCTCGCGCCATTTTGCTTATCGCCATAGTGTTTATGATGTGTCCAATTCTTTAAACCCCTTTGTTTAAATTTATCTAGAGGCTGAGGTGCCCTGTGGCAGTAAACGAGAACCCCTACGAAAGCTGGCAGGAGCTCAAGGCCGACTCAGACTACAGAAGCACGGATACTCAGATAAACTCGCTGGTCCGCCAGCAGCTCTCTCAATCCGAGTACTTAAGAAATTCCAACAGAGTCAATCCAGGCCCACGTAGAAACTACAGAGCTGGTGTAGCCGACTCCAAAGCGCAGATCCCGCATCCCGTGGGCTCAGAGGATATGTGGGGATGGCAGCAGTGGACGCAAGTTAACCCTTCGGATCTTGTGGAACCGCCCGAAGCGGAAGACCTTCTCGAAGTTGTTAGAGACGGAGATATACAGGGTAAAACTTACGACCCTCTGGGCGAGGTCGGAGGGGCCTCATCCTAGTTTAAAGGAAACCGAAGCCTAACTTCCATGGACAACCTACCTAGCTCTGCTAGTCAGTCAGAACTTTCCAGCTGGAGAAAGTGGGCGGAAAAGTCCTCGACTCCTCGTAAGCAGTCGGAGTTGGCTACTGGACTTACTCCAGCAGAGTGGGAACAGATACCTAACACTCAGGATCGTAGCCCGTATCAATCGTGCAGTTCATGTCGCAGAATCCGTAACCGATGACAACCTCAAAACGCAAGAGCGAGCAGCAGTCTCCATCTCATGAATCAGTGGCCGAAGTAGAGCAGGTGGTTGCTGAGGAATCTCCCCAGCCCGCGGTTCCTACCGGCAAGATCTTTCTTGGCGAGGAGGACAAAAGACTACTAAAAAAATTCAACAAGCATATCGTGAATAAATTAGGTCTGAGTGGCAACAGGTCCTTTAAAGTGTGATAGAATAGACCTAGATGCACTGTGGTCATGAAGCCTAGACTAGTAAGAGCGTACATGGATATCGCTGAGCGCTTTGCCCAAGTCTCCGAGTGCGAAAGGCTTAAGGTCGGTGCGATAGTCGTCAAAAACGGTTCCATACTAGCCCACGGCTGGAACGGAACTCCAAGTGGATTCAAGACTAACAGCTGCGAGCTGGAAGATGGCACCACCTCTCCATTTGTGCTTCACGCAGAGCAGAACGCGCTGGTGAAAATGGCCAAATCGACGGAATCTATCGAAGGTGCTGAGCTTTTCTGCACCCACTCCCCCTGCCCTGACTGCTCCAAGCTTCTGGCGCAAAGCGGAGTCAAAAAAGTCTATTTCAAGCATAAGTACAGAATCACGGAAGGACTGGACGTTCTTCAGCAACTCGGTGTAGAGATAGAGCAGGTGCAATGAGCCTTAACTCGGAACAGGAAAAAAAGTCGCTTAGGGACTCTCTGAGAAACACGGAGAACCTTCAGGAGACACTGAAATGCTTAGAGAGGATCCTAATTCACAGGACTCCTTTTGCCCTGTATGTTGCCACGGCGGATAGAACGGATTGCGCCTGGATCTTCGACCCAGAAACAGTCTACGGGATGGTCGGGGGAGAAGATAAGTACAGAGTTATTTTTGACTCGCTGTTTCTCACAGAGGAGGATAAGTCCGTGGGAATAATCTTTTTTATATTTAAAAAAGTAGGGCCTCTGTACTCTATACGTGTGGATATCGATATGATAGACGAGATTATTAACGATCTATACAACGATGTTTGAGCTCTTAAGCGCTGCGATTATCTCATTGATTTTCAGCTTTAAATCAAGGTTCTGATTACGTTTAAACCTTGATCCAACGGTAACAGTTTTATTTGAGGGTGTTACAGTCATTACTGTGGCCGGGCTTACCGTATCGAACGCAGTAACACTAAACTCTATCTCCTCTCCAGCCGAAGAGATCGCAATAAACGAATCGCCAATATCGAGTTGGGAGTCGAACTCGGTACTTACCCCCGTTACAACTCCGTTATTTCCTACAGTGATAGTTCCTCTGTAGTAAAACGAGTTAAGCGAGGACGCAAGCGGAGAGACTTGCGGAATCGTAGTTGTGGGGACTTCTAACGCTTCGACTCTGGAGCTTAGATTCTGTACAGCAACGTCGTTTGTATTTACCTTCTCCTCCAGTGATTTCTGGGAGAGGGATATCGTCTGAATCTGCTCCTGACTCGTGGTAAGATTCTGCTGGAAGCTTTGCGAAACGGACGCGATGTCGTCCTCCAGAAGCTGGAGCGTTGTCTCGATGTTAGAGATAGATGTCGATGCCGCCTCCGAAAGAGCCGCTTGGGCCGAGGCGATGGCCGTCGAGAATATCTTCAGATCGCGGATCTTAGCGTAGGTTCTATCGGCAAATCGAACATTTACGATTCCTGTCTCAGTGGTCGGGTCAATGGCCTCCGCGAGGCTGACTCCGAGCTTCAGTCCGCTTTTGGTCCCGCTACCATCCTCGACAAAGAGAGTGGCGTTGGGGGTAAGTCCGTCCTGTGCCAGTACCTCTCCGGTCGTGGAGAGTTCCTGCCTTGCCACATTAAGCAGACCACCGGCGTAGTCCTCTATAAATCGACTGCGTAGATCCGCCATTGCTCTTCCGTCAGTTAGCTACTATAGTAGTCTTTAATCAGGGAATCTTCAAGACTACTGGTAAAGAACGCGTACATGTGCGGAGGAACCACGGTGGCGGGCGGGACATTGTCCCAAAGCACCAGCCAGTTATTACATAGAAGCATTCTGATCTTAGACGCCACTCTCCTATTCGACCAGTCGATCTCCGTCCCTCTCATATCAAGCAGAGTCTCGTGAGCTTTTCTGAACATATTGAACTTCATGTTCGAGGATGATGTGATTACGGGGCGAAAGTCCCTAAGCAGTCTCTCCTGCGCTAGTGAGGTTAGAGAGCAGTTTCTTGCCAGAAGAGCTTTTATGGAGCCGTTATTGCCCAAGTTAATAACTCCTAAAGCCGGGCAATTGGAGATATTTAGCACCTCGAGTTTGGGGGCGTTGTTGACGAACACCGCGCGCATATTAACGTTGCCTTCTAGGTTGAGGTGCTCTAATTTCGACCTAGCTACGTTGAAGTTAGCGTGGACTAGCTTGTTTTTCTGCAAGTTCATCCTTTTTATCATGGGATCCACGATAACCCCGGACTCTGGGTCTATCCAGTGATCCTCCCAAGTTAGTATGTCCTGGTTCGTGAGCTTAAGCTCTAAAATATCCGATGGGTCTCTCACATCTTTTTTCAGGTCTATGACGTAAGAGTCGTTCATCTGCTTGAGGAGCGCCGCGAGATTATCATCGTACCCGTCCTTCTGCGCGGCGAACTCCACGTAGTTAAAATTGTACGGGGCTCTAATGCCAAAGGAAAGTGTCCTTGCCTCCTTCACAGTTTTAAAGAAGGCCTGCATTTTTAGGCTCATTTTAGTCTACCTCCTGATAATGTTTGAGGACAAAAATCCAAGTAATACTCGCTGTTGTAGGGCGGAGAGAACCTTTTGCATTTCATTAAGTTCATGCAGATCTGGTAGTAGAACGGAGAGTCGAATCCAGCGCAGTTGAATTCGCTGTTTCTCTCGAGTTTTGCTTTAATAAACTCGACTGCTCCAAACTCGGTGTTTCCGTACTCGCTAAGCTCCGGTCCTCCGCTCTCGTAGACTAGTGGGTCGGAGAATATGGTATCTAGTAGAGGTTCACCCTTATTGCCAATAGACGCGTTCTGCGGCAGCAGACTCATAAATGAGGGTGGCTCGTTGAACGAGGATGCCGGCGTGAGCGTTTTGCTAGGCACGTACTGAGAGAAAGTTCCCAGTGGTCTGTCAATCACCACAGAGGACGAGGATACTCCGGGGACTTCAGAGTAGGTTTCGGGAAAGAGTGACTTACTAAAGCCCTTGACACATCTTTCCTGGGACTCGGAGTAAAGAGTCTCGCAGTCAGCTCCTCCGAATTTCCTGCAGGAGGCCACCGGATCGAATGGATCGGTGCCAGGGTCGGTAGTGTCTGACACGTAATTTGTTCCTAAGGACTGGGATTTTATCTCTGGGCTTCCCTCCTCTTTTAGGTACAGTTCGGCGACGGAGTAGGGTTTAGAGGGCACTCTCTTAACGCTGCCATCCACCTCGTACTTGGTAGCGGGAGAGAACTTTTTGACAGTTGACTTTAAGATCTCAAGAGGCGCCGTTTCGTCGGTAAGAACCACTCCATTCGCGAATAGGTTATCGTCGGAGAACTTCACGTACTTGCTGATGAGATTTACCGGAATCTTGTCAACGAGTCCCAGCTGCGCTATATTAGACGAGTAGGAGTACAGTTGCTTTGCCTGCTCTGGAGTAACGGAGTTTTTAACTGGGACACGGTTAGGTAGTCTGGAGTTACCTACACCTGGCGACTCGGCGATCTGCGCCGATCCGGCCGTTAGCTTGAGGCCAGCGAGACTATCTCCGGACACTCCAGCCGATACCAGTTGCGGGATAGTTTCGTACGTCTTATTCTGGGAGAGCACTAGAGGTTCTAGGTTACTCGCAAATCCCGAATTCACCTGGAAGTTGTAGTCGAGTTCCGAGCCAAATATCGTCTTAATTATGGAGATAGAATTGACTAGAGAGTCTATCTCTTCTATGATCAGAGGGAGCGTGTAGAACTCGTAGGAGGCGTCAACGTAAAAATTATCTGTCTGGTAGGAGTTTTTATAGTTCCCTAACTTCACACCCAACCCGGCCAGACTGGCGTACTTCAGGAAGGAAGTAAGTGTTCCTCCGGAGAATCCGTCCAAAACCTGCCCAAGGCCAGTTGCTGAGCTAGGTCCTCCTAGAACGGACATCAGCTCCTTGGGCGTTAGGCCTTTGGCCTTATCGTACAACCCCTCGATTATCGCGGATCCTCCTACACTTCCCAGGTTGCGGTCTATGACATCAGTCCACTGCTTGAGAGCGATAGGAACGGTGCTATTAGCCTGGTCGTAGTTCAGTGACGGTGCGGCAAATGGATCTTGGGTGTAAGTCCCAGTTATGATCTGCTCCACCATAGGCCTGAGCAGTTCTACGTCCTGAAGGCTCTTGATTACCGTGCTTTCCCCGTTCTGGTACAGGTACGAGATGGATTCCAGCAGGCTGAGGTTGTTTTTTCCTAGGATCTTCTCGAATCTCACGAGTTGAGCGGGGTCGATCGCGTAGGTGAGTCCGATAAGCAGCCCTATTAGCTTCGGGTACTTATTGATATTAACGTAGGTGAGCCTGGATTTGTCCTTCTGGGAGATGCTCAGGATATTCAGCAGGGAATCTACCGAGCTACTAGAGTAGAGAAAGGACAGGTACGAGTCTATGGCCTGCTGGCCACCAAATTCGTAGATGAGTTGCGTAAGCTCGTAGGCTTTGAAAAAGGACTTGAGGTCGGATGAGTCGGTCAGAGGGGCAAAATTGCTCACCAGCTGGGAGAACGACTCCACCTTCAGCAGTTTATTCACCTCCGAGTCTCTAAACCCTAGCGAACGGAGAAAGTCAATCAGCTTTATGTCGGTGGCCTCGAACGCCTTGAATGAGATGTTAGGAATAAACTCCGATGTAGATACACCCACTCCCTTAATGACGTCACCCAACTCCTCCAGCTTACCCGATATTCTCTCGAGCCAGGGACCAAAAAACTCCAGCGATTTGCCAGGTAGGATCGGTTCCACCATCGCGGTTAAAAACCTAGAGTAATTATTTAGCATGTATCTCAGCGATCCTGTCAGACCAGCGGATACTTTGGACTCGTAGGACAACTCTGTAAAATATAACGTCGGAGGAAATACTCTCTGAAGCTCGTCCAGTTGAACCTTGATGGATCCTAACCCTTCGAACCCAGGTACCCTACCCTTACTATCTACGGTGTTAAGTGTGGCCTTTACGGTGTCTCCTATAGCCAGGGATTTTCCGTAAGCGTTTTCAATCGCAAACAGTAGAAGATCGGTTTTTGCCGGTTCGGCGTAGGAAGTTGATTTTTTCAACGAGGTAAAGCGGTCCTGGAGCCCGCTCTCGAACTGCGAGTACACCGGATTATAGATGATTCTCCCCGAGCTTATAGGAGTGCCTTCGGGAAGTTTCTGCGAGTGCACGAAAGACTTCAACGACCCGAACCCATTCAGGAACTTGAGTCCTGGTATTCTATTGGTGGTGGTGGCTGACTTGTAGAGGACGTTGAACTTTCCGAATACGGAGTCCCCGTCATTGACGTCGAAGATGGCCGTCGTATTCCGCCCTAAGCCCGCCGCGAGGAGGTACTCGGAGAACGAGGTGATAAACTCTATGCCTCCCACAGGAGAGCCCTCGTACGCTCCGAAGGAGTCCGACAGAAGCTTCAGGTCCTTCACGGAGTCAAGGACTTGAGCCCCTACACCGCCAAAAGTGGAGGTTAGAAGCGCCCTGTCCACCACGGTGGGTTCGGAGTACTCCGCCACCTCGGAGTCGGAGGTGATCTCGTTGACGTCAAATCCGACCTCGGTGAATTTACCGAACGCGGACCTTACATTGGAGAGAAAAACTGTTTTAAAGGATCTGCTCTTATCGAACTTTTTCGGTACGTACTTGATCCACTCATCTGGCTCGAAGTAGGTCGTTGTTGGAGCGGAGACATCAGGACGGAGCTTGTACAGCTCGCCGTCGTAGATGATGAGCGCATCGTACTGAGTTACGCTGTTCCCAGAGGAGAAGTTCTCCCAGTAACGTTCCTCGGAAAATACGGTGTAGATCCGACTCTCGCCAAGGTTGATCTCGTCAGGCACGATGGAGTACAACGACTCCGAATACTGGTACTCAGGCTGAGCCTGAAGTATATCTACGGCGCTCGACGACGAGTAGAATGAGTAGTTGCCTATATTCTCGACGAACAGGGCAAAGTAGGTGTTAAATACCCGTGTCAGGCCGGCGTCGTAGTTAGGCCTTGTTTTGATATACTCTACTAACTGCGTGTTGATGAACGGTAGTAGATTCTTTACGGCATCTGTATCAAAGTCCAGATCAAACAGAACCGAGAGAAGAACCTGCTTAAATGGCAGGATGGAGATCTCCTCGTTGCTCTCTGCGCGGTCTAGAATCCTTACCAGCAGCTCGAGACCCGAATCCAGAAACTTTCGCCTTGATAGGTCGGTGCTGAGCTTTCCGAAGTCACGCTCGTAAGCAGCAAGGCTCTCGGAGACGAATCTCTGTGCGTTTATACGAATGTCTTCGAAAAGCTCGGGATTCATGTACACGACGTATCTACTTAAACCTTAAACTTTAGGTTTAAAGTTATCAGAATGTAAAAGGGATTATGCAGGCTAAGATCTCAGCAGTTTTAATCAAAAGTAAGGCGGTAGATAACTCGTCCGACCTGAATAAGATGGCCGTGCATCTCGAGCAGGTGCTCACGGAAAAGGAGGGCGTAGAGCTGAAAGTCAGGCAGGGTCTGACAGAAGCTTCTATGAAGTCCGCGTCATTTATCATCTTCTGCGGGTACGACTGCGGGTCCTTAGGCGAGTTCTTCAAGGCCCTATCGGCGATCGAGGCCTGCGAGGGTTCCGATGGTCCGATGATCTTTCTATACGAGGAGGCCGGCCAGTCGATCTGGGAGAGGATCAACTACATCCTCAGGGACGGCGTGGATCTGGGCCGCATGGATCCTAAGATCTTTAACAGAGTGATTGACACTTGGTCATATCGTGATATAATTAGTACTATAGATGTAAGTCTGCGCCGGCTTGGAACTCAATCAACTTCTGACACTAGCTCCGCGACTAAGTGACGAGCAGCTCCAGCTGCTGCTAGACCACGATCGGTGGAAGCTCGAGGCGACTTTCTCCCACGAGATAAAGCTTGAGGAACTGAGAATCTCCTCGCGTAAGGGTGGAGGGGGAGGTGCTGCTAGGTCCCATGACTCCGTCCCCAGTGGCTCCTCCGACGAGGACAGAAAGTTCAACGAACTAACCTCCTACGGAGCCTGCACCGACAAGCATATAGGCCTCATCTCAAAAACCAAGGTCTGGGAGGGGGCGAATGACAGATCATCAAAACTCTTCGAGGAGTGGTACGCCCATCTCCAGGAGAACAATATCGTCCCGCTGAAAGACCTGAAGGAAGGGCGGATAAAGACCCTTCTCCTGGCTTTTCTGTGGGCCAACGGATGCGCTCACCGAGCCGCTAAATGGCCGGAAGCGGCCGATTCCCATCTCGTCGAGACTCTTCGCAAGGATCTGAGGGAGAGGTTCTCCAAGTTCTCAAAGCACAGCATCACTGCGGCGTACGAGTCTCTGAAGGTCTTCTGGAAGGAGATAAATGACTACGAATCCTACCCGTTCAACTCGAGCCTTATCGCGGACATCCTTGACGAGTCCTACCAGTACGTATCTCAAAAAGCCGAGGAGGAGTCCAAAGTTGATGTGAAAAACTCGCCTCTTTTCGCCGAATTCGAGAAGAATTTTCCTCACGTGTCTCTGGATCTGCTCGAGCGATACTACCACAAGACTCGGTATAATTTCGTCTCGGCCGGAGTCAGCGCTCTTCGCAAAGCGTTTACCACGGTCTGCCCGCCGGAGCTCGAGCATAAATTCTCGAGCAACGAGTGGCCAAAGAAGTGGCACATCTACCTCAATTCCTACGAACCAAAATGGCAGAAACAACTCACAGCGATTCAGCAGGAGATCAGGGGAGCACAGGAGGAATGGAAAGGGGCATAAACGTTCTCACCAACTCCCAGCCTGTGATCGTCGATGGAGCCGATGAGGCCATTGACAGGTACAACAGAGGAGAGATCTCCTCCCAGGAACTATACGACATAATCCTTGACGCTCAGGTTGTGTACGTGGATCGGTCCGAAGCTTCCGAGTTTAAAGAATCAAAAGACAGTGACTCGGTAAAGTAAGATGAATTATCTGAAAGTCTACGTTAACCTGACAGGACTGGGTAGTTAACGTTATGTCAGATAGTTCGAAGAGGAGTCTAGGCCCACGCACGGGTTATTTTGATCGCTACTTCAGCTTAGGAGTGGCTCAGGGCAGTCTTGCGGGCTACAAAGCTGACCCGTACGCTTACACAGCTACCCCGTACCTAAACTCCGGCTCGATCCTTCCCCGCCGCGACGACATCCTCATCGAGGAGGGTGGTGGTGGCCCTCGCGCGATCGAGAAGTACATGCGGCTGTTCAACGACAGCCATATCATCGCCGCCTGGGAGAAGATCACGGGTGAGATCATCCAGCGTAAGTGGGAAGTTGATCCGGCTTCGCCATCCGACCGTGATGAGGAGGTAGCGGAGTTTGTTCGCCAGGTGATGAAGCGAATGGGCACCAACACCCGGCAGTCCTACGGCAAGGAGATGCTCGTCACATCTAACTCGGCGTTTGACACCTTCATCAGGGGAATGTGCGAGTCGATCATACTTGGCATATCCATCGGCGAGATCTGCTGGATGCGCCAGGGGAACTATATTGTGCCGTCAGAAGTCAAGATCAGAGACCCCAGGCGTTTCCAGTTTGTTCTCAACGAGGACGGGACTATCTCGCCTAGGTTGATGACTGTGACCTCCCCAGTGGAGGGGATCTCGTTGCCTCTGCGTTCTATGGTTATCCATAGGCACTGGGCGTACAGTAATTTTATGGATCCGTACGGATCGGGTCTTGGTAGACAGCTATATAGCCTGGTAGAGTTCAGGAGAACTCTCATGTCCTTCTGGCTCCAGTACGCGGACAAGCACACGACCCCCACCGCGGTCGGCAAGTTCTCACTCGGCACCCCAGATGAGGAGGTTGCGTCGCTATTCACCGCTCTGCAGCGCCTTGGCCAGGAGACCGCGATTGTCATCCCCGACGAGATGGACATCTCCTGGCTGGAGAGTCAGGGCCGAGCGGACGTCTACGAGAAGCTTATCGAGTACGTTGATCAGCAGATCAGCTTCGTTCTGAACGGCGAGAACACAGTAGGTCAGGAGACGGGAAATGTTGGATCGTACGCGAGAGACCAGGTCTCCGACTCGGTGCGTATGCGTAAGGCTAAAGCGTTTTCTGAGGAACTCGACGAGACGATTAACGCTACGCTTATTCGCTGGATTGTTGAGCTCAACTACCCGGGCGCAGCTGTTCCTAGACTTCGTAGAAACTTTGATGATCTAGAGCAGCGTGAGGATCCTGTTAAGATAGTGCAGATGCTAACACAACTGCAGGCCATCGGCTTCGAGGTCAAGGACCTTGACTGGATGAGGGACAAGCTGGAGATTCCTTCTCTGGGTAAGATGGATATGAGCGCGATGGGAGGAGGTGCTCCAGGAGCCGCTCCTATGTCCGAGGCAAAAACCCCGGAGCAGATGGCCGACGCCTCCAACGGTGCCCAGGGAGCTTTCGGAGCAGATCAGTCTGACCTGCTCAAGCTATTCGACTTTGCCGAAGGTGACGAAGAGTACGACGAGATGGGAGATCAGCCAGACAAAACCAAGAAGGACAAGATCGCTAAGATCATCGCCTCCAAATTCGATGGAACGCTGGACGATGTTGGGTTCCAGCGCATCGTCTCTGATAATGGAGACTCCGAAGCCTCCACGTCCAGAGTCAATATCGACGAGTACACGTCTCCTGGCGAAGTTGCCCATGGCTGCCGTAGGCTCCTGGAGGAGGTTAAGAAGGCTCCGTATATTCGCCCCGAGCAGTCCATGGCGCTCGGCTCTCTGGACACCGATCTGCATTCCATAGAGAACTCGCTGAGAGTCGACGAGATCGACGGGTGCGATACGGCGAAGCTGCTCGAGTTGTACAAGTCGATATACAGACTTAACAGGTCTGTGGTGCATAAGGAATGTGTTGTTATAGACTGCAGGGCTAGCGGCTACTGGAAGTACTTTGCCCCGTATTTTATGTGATTCGGCAATGTAAGCCTAGTTTAAATATTGTTAGACAGTTGTATAAGCTCATCCCACCATGCTATCATACAAGCCCGTAACGCAGAGCCAGTTCTGGATTCAGGCGTCCCCCTTCCAGCACTACTTCACTAACTTTAGTGGAATCCGCGACACAGCCGGCACTTCACAGTACGCCGATGGCGTGAGAGGACGCATCTTCAATCTTAAAGGCCCCCGCACCCTCTCCGAGGTCACGGTGTCCGTGCCCTTCGACCCTGAGAAGCACGCCGACATCGTCGACTTCTGGAAGTCGTACGGTTGCGAATTCGTAACACTCACAGTGACTCCTGTCTCCTGCGGAGAGGACCCTCAGCCCGTTGGCCAGCGCACAATCACGATTCCCGACGCTCAGATGACAAGTCTGAACTTTGGCGCCGCTGATCGCACTTCCGCTAACGTCTCCACCCTCGAACTAACGTTCGTGATGGATACCTTCACTTACAACTAATCGTAATCCCCTGAGGTCGAGGTATGAGTCTCTCTAACCTCTATTTTAGGGGCTGCTTTGAGCAACCTTCTGATGATCAGAAGGAGGCCATAGAGGAGGCCGGTGGGATCGGCGACGTAGTTGATAAAAGCTGCTCTACTGGTGATACTAATTCCTGCGGAAAAAGCATAGAGCAGCTTTTCGACGAGTACCCTCTATACGACCCCAAGAAAGGAGTATATAGGTCATGGGGGGACGTAGAGTTTCCCTGGGAGATCAGTAGTTCCACCCCCAACCTCCTGCTGTCGGAGACAGACGACATGGGCGGGGTGGCTCAGTACACAGCCATAATTGCCTACGAGAAGGACTCGATGGTTCTGCTCATCGAGGACAATGGGTACACTATAAGCCTGCACAAGGCTAAGAATGACATCCCGACAATTCCCGGAGCGTTTGACAGCTCCAAGTGGAATAGGATATGCTACGTTGAGACAACCAAGCCGGCGGGAGTGCTCTCAGTAGAGGAGCTACTGGCCCTCTACGAGTTCTACGAGCTAAAGCTCTACGATACAGAGTGGGGGAGGTACGATGGAACCTGGGACCAGGGCACCTTAAGCAGGTGGGATAGCGCGCGGATTCGCAGGGACTTCTTCTACAGAGCCGGTGACATTGTCCTGGTTGGTGGGCAATGCGAGGACGTGATCTGCGTTTACATCGCGAAGCAGGACATCCCGGCCACCGACGAAGCGTTCGAGGCCCAGGCTGTTTTCAACCCTCGTGACCCTCTCTGGCAAAGGATCTACTGCGTGCCCACCAGCCGCAATAAATGCCTCGAGTACCAAAGACGTAAGGAGCCGGAGCTAGGTTACGATGTTGTGGAGATCGGGTCTAAAGGCCACTTCGTAGAGATGCCTGTGCCCTACAGGCTAAGACCGAACGCCCCGACTCTAGACGAGGTGGTGGAGCTTCGCGTTCCGCCTCGTGTTCTGACACAGGACGAGATCGACGCTCTCAATCAACCTCAGGAGGAAGAGTAGGCCATGGCAAAGGTATTTGGAGGAGGAGGAAACTCCTCGTCATACGGCGACACTAGTGGCAGCAGAGCTGTGCCGTCTCAGCCAAGAGCGCCGAGAGGCGGATCGACTCAGGCGTTTACGTCATCGCCCAACGTCTACTCTAGAACGCAGCCTGAGGTTCAGGCGTTTCTCGGAGGCAAAGCCGGCCCCTCGTGCAATGACACCGGAGTCAATAGCGTCTTACCTACGTCATCCGAGGCCCTGCGCGGCGACCAAGCTCAGGTATTTGAGTCGGCTCCCAACGTCTACTCGAAGACCCAATCGGCAATGGGAGGTGCTGATCTAAAGGATTTCTATACCAAGACCCAGGTACAGAAGCTCCTGAGAAATAAGGCCGATATCTCCTCGGTGTACGCTAAGGCTGAGGTCGACGACGCTTTAACAGCGCTTGAGGAGCAGATCAATGTATCCCTGCTATCCTTTATAACAGAAGGAGAAGTAGATGGTAAGATTTCAGCGTCTTACAACAGCACGCTGCTGTACCTATCGCAGAACTACTACACCAAAACGCAGACCTACTCCAAGGGGCAGGTTGACTCGCTCCTGGCCGCGATAGAAGTCGGAGACGGTTTTGTTATGAAGCAGCCCGTCACCACAGCCGACAACACCATCTCTCCAGGGAGCAATGAGGCGGTTCCTCTCACCTTGGTCGCTTCAACCGACCCGGACATCACAACCATCCAGCGCTGGGTGGATGCTCAGTCCAATTCCGTAGGACGAGTAAGAACCTCTGGCCGGGTGGAGTTCTACGGGCACATGGTGCTTGGGCAGAACGTCGAGGCCTGGAGCCCGGCTCTAGACACTAACCAGAGAAGGATTAGTGGTGTGGCCGATCCGGTTCACATTCTGGACGCCGTTAACAAGAAGTATATGGAGGACTATGTTGTCGAGGTCGTCGATAATATCCAGCAGGGCGAAACTGACATTTACGTCATTGACTGCCTCACGTACTAAACCTAACTAAGATTAAAGTTGTATATGACTCAGACACCCTCCTCACGTGATAAGGTCCTTCTAAGACGCTCTCCCGTCTTCTCCAAAAGGCCTCAAGTACAGGATCTTGAGGACGGTGAGCTAGCTGTAAACTTTAATAGCAGTGAGCCCGGGCTTTTTGTCTGTGATCTGGACTCCGGAGGAAATAGGCGGATCAGGAAGATTGGTCCGATTCACTTCGGGGCTTCCGCGCCAAACTCCACGGCTTCCACCTACGGGTTCCCTGTGGAGCTGTCCAACGGAGAAGCTTGGGTGGATACGTCCGCCGGAGTGGATAAGTACCTGCTCAAGGTATGGAACCAAGCGGCCTCGGTGTGGGTTGAGGTGGGGGATGTGTATGGCAGAACTGACGATTACCTCGACCAGTTCAAGAACGGCGCGGACGGAGATAACCGCGTTCACACGGACGGGATCAGACTAAAAATCAATAATAAAGTTGCTCTTGCGGGATTTTCCACAGCGAACGGAAACAAACTCGTTATCAACGAGGACGAGCAATTTGCCAACGGCACCGAGATAGTTGGAGATGTTGCGGTACAGGGCGGAGTTAACGCGGAGTCTCTAAAGGTCAACTCCAGCGAGGTGTGGCACGCTGGTAATAAGCCATCGCTGGGAGATTTGGCGAACGTAATCGATACGAGCAAAGTTGATAAGAGTGTGGTGGTGTATAATCAGTCACAAGCAAAATACACAGTGAACGACGTAAATACGCTCCTAACGATAACCGATGGCGGCAATTTCTGACTTAGTTGAAAGACGAGAAGATTAACACGCTGTTTAGCTCTTCCTATCTCCTGTCTTTAAATGGCTAATACTATTAGAATCAAGCGCAGAGCATCTGGAGCTACTGGCGCGCCAGGTTCGCTGGCCAATGCGGAACTAGCCTTTAACGAGGTAGATGAAGTACTCTACTACGGTAAGGGTACCGGAGGGGCAGGAGGTACTGCTTCATCGATCCTCTCGATAGGAGGCCCAGGAGCGTTTGTAACGCTAACCGGCGTTCAAACCGTATCCGGAAACAAAACTTTCAGCGGTGATGTGATTGCTGCTACCCAGATAGCTTCTGATAGCAGCACTAAGGTAGCAACAACAGCGTTTGTAAAGAACCAAAACTATATAACTGGCAACCAAACAATCACGCTAAGCGGTGACGCTACTGGTTCGGGCACAACATCGATCACCGTAACTCTCAAGAATGACGTTGCGACGGCGGGTACGGCTACCAAGGTAACGTTTAACAGTAAGGGCCTGGTTACATCCGGTACGAGTCTAGTTGCCGCTGATATCCCGACCCTCACGGCGGCCAAGATTAGTGACTTCGACACTCAGGTAAGAACGAGTCGTCTTGATCAGATGGCGGCGCCTACGACCGCTGTTAATTTTAACAGCCAACGAATCCTGAACGTTGCACCGCCGGAACTCCCTACCGACGCTGTAAACAAACAGTACGCCGACTCGATCGCGCAAAGCTTAAACGTCCACGGTGCTGCTGACTTTGCGACTACCTCCTCTGTCTCGTACGCGTACACTTCTGGAGGCACTCTACTAACTATCGCCACCATCACCGGCACCGATACTATTACATTTAGTGCCGATCATGGACTACATATCAACTCCCAGATTCGCACAGGTGATACTGTAACTGGCACGGGACTAACTGCCAATACTACTTACTACGTAACCGCCGAGCCGGCGCTTAACCAGGTCAAGCTGTCCGCTACATTTGGCGGTTCTAATGCCGTGCTGACCAACGGCACTGGCCTCAGCATCGGTGTAACTGGCGACCCCGGTGTTGGCGCCACTCTCAGCGGATGCCCAAACAGTGTTGACAGTGGGGCTACTTTAACCCTTGGTAAGCGTATTCTTGTAAAAGATCACACAACCGCTGCTTATAACGGCGTATACACCGTAACAACTGTCGGTGCGGGCGCGAACGGTGTCTGGACAAGAGCAGCTGACTTTGACAACGGTCCGACAGGTGAGATTACTTCAGGCGACTACGTCTTTGTTGCCGGTGGTACCGTAAATGGTAGCAACGGTTTCATTCAGACTTCACCTCCGCCGATTCGGATGGGTAGGTCGGGTGCCGGTTACGCAACGTTTACCGGAGATACGCTCTCGTTTACACAGTTCTCGGGTGCTGGACAGATCACCGCTGGAAGTGGTCTGACGAAGTCGGGCAATACGCTCGATGTCGGAGCGGGAACGGGCATTGCTGTTGGAACCGACACTGTAGGCCTTACGGGCCAAGCACTCGCCCTTCATAGCCTGGGAACCAACGGAATATTTGTTAGGACTGCGGCGGATACCATTGCCGCTAGATCGGTTGCGACAAGCGGAACGGGCATAAGCGTCAGTAACGGAGATGGAGTAGCGGGGAACCCGACTCTGGCACTATCGGCCGCTCTGTCGACCGTGGGTGGGCTTACTCCCGCTGCTGACAATATTGCTTACTACACAGGAGCCTCGGCAGCTTCGTTGACTTCCCTGACAGCATTTGGCCGGAGCCTTATCGACGACGTTGATGCCGCTGCTGGTCGCACGACGCTAGGGCTGGGAACAATGGCGACTCAGGCGTCGAGTAACGTGAACATCACTGGCGGCGCGATCGACAATATAACCTTCGACGGCGGAACTTTCTAGCCAGTAGAGTAGAGTAGAGTAGAGTAGAACTAGTTGAAGTACTAATAGAGACGTAAGTACCTCCCTTCGTTATATAACGAAGTTCCATCCTTGCTAAATAGCATTCACAGGGAAGCCACATGGCAAACACGATAAAGATTAAGAGGTCCGCTGTTCAGGGCAGAGTGCCCGCGGTGGGGGACCTCTCGCTGGGTGAGCTGGCCCTCAACACCTACGACGGAAAGCTATATACTCTAAAGAATGACGGCGCAAACTCCGTCGTGCAGATCGGCGCAGTAGCCGTATCCACTGCTAACTCACTGACGTTTAATAATGGCGGAAGCGGAGGGGGGAGTGGCTCTACGTTTAATGGAAGCGCGGCCCTCACCATCTCGTATAACTCCATCGGGGCGCCAAGCACCACGGGAGCAAACGCGAGCGGGACGTGGGGGATCGGGGTTACAGGCAATGCCGCCACGGCTACTACGCTGGCGACCACGAGGACGTTGTGGGGCCAGAGTTTTAATGGCGGGGCGAACGTCACCGGGGCACTAAGCTCGGTCAGCACCATAACGTTTACCGCGGAGGCGTCAGACGCTGCCTCAATCGGTCCTACGATTACCTCCAGCCAGACAGCTTTTGATTTTAACTTAGCCGACGATAATAACAACGATCTCTGGAGGTGGAGATTCTCTCCGACGGGGGGCACGGTTTACAACGCGATGACACTAACTCCGACAGCGAACGGAGTGTCGAACCTCGCTGTGGCCGGTGGTGGTAGTTTTAGCGGTAATGTGGGCATTGGCATCACCAATCCGTCCGTAAATCTAGACGTTGTTAACTCCGGCAGCGTTCAGATCAGGGCCAGAACCACGGATACGTCCGGCTCCACCATCGGCGGATTCCTCGCTGACTACACCGGGGGTGGTGGTGGAACACCAACATCGGCGATTTTTCGCGCAGGGGACGCGTACGCGATCCTAGGCACCACGACAAACGCGCCGTTACTTATCTCTACCAATAACACTGAAAGGCTCAGAATCACCTCCACTGGTAATGTGGGCATCGGAACAAATAACCCGATATCAAAACTCGATGTTCGTGGAGACCTAACCATAGGGGACAGTAGCAGGATCTACTTCGGGACTGGCGTAAACAGAAGCGTTTACAACGCGGTAATTTTTGGTAATGTAAATTTTTACTACACCTGGCTCCTGTCCTTTGATGGAACACCCAATCCATTCGAGATCACACAGAGCAGTAATAATTACCCCAGTAGTATACTCATATCGTCTCAGACACTGACCTACGTCAGCGGGACTCAGCCCAGCGGAAACGTAATAGTACAGATAAGAATCACTAATAACGTTATAGACAATCTCGCTGTTAGAAAAACAGGTGTAAACGATTACGATAGCACCACGGTATTTGAGATTCCTACATCGGCCCTCGGAGGAGGAACACAGAACCTGAGATTCAAGATACTAAAAAGTGCCTTTAAGAGGCCCATAAATAATTATCTATCAGTAGGCGACGATAATACCCCTACGGACATAAGCACAAAGCCAGGCTTACTAAAAATTGGTACGGCGTTTAATAACCTTAACGCAACATCAGTAAATCCCTTCAACATAGTCTCTGTAGGATTCGACTCATTTCAGGGTAAGTTTACAAGCGGAGCAGTTGAACTATCAGTGAGTGTTGGAAGTAGTAATTATAGCTACGCAAGGTCAGTGGATAGGTCCGTTGCGATAGGGCACCAGATAGCAGGGTTTAGCCAGTACAGTAACGCGAGCACTAATATAGGCTACCAGGTCTCACTGTATAGAAACTCTCTCCTCGATGTTGGGATTGGTCACGAATGCCTAGGAGAGACCGCCCCAAGAGGAACAGCGGAGCTTACTTACACGGTTACCGCCCAGCCAACCGTCATGCCCGCGAACGCCACGTACACGAACGTAGTCTTTGTGGATAAAGCGGTATCAAAATTGTACTCGTATTTTGTGAACATCACGGTGTCTGGCGGGGCAATAACTTCTATCGTTGTTTCACCTCCGTTCCTGCCGACGAACCTTCCCGCGGTAAACGACGTGATGTCTACCACAAACTCATCATTTGCGGGGATGGAGCTGACTATCGCATCGGTTACCGAGATCGGCGGAGGGAATAACGTAGCGGTAGGAGGCCATAGTCTCAGGTACATCGACGGATCCTCAAATAATACAGCAGTAGGCTACGCGGCGCTAGGCACTGTGGGAACAGGATCGAGTAATACCGGTTTAGGATCCGGTGCAGGTTCAGCAATAACCTCCGGAAGCTCAAACGTTGTGATCGGGTCAAATACTGGATCCAGCATTGCTACCTCGAGCAATAATATCATCATTTCCGACGGATCGGGGAATATTCGGCAGTTTATAAATTCAAGTGGTAATGTTGGTATTGGCACCACAAACCCGGCTGTTGCGCTACAACTCTCTCCAAATGCTAGCATTTCCAATTTAAATGCCAGCAATTTTGGTACAACTGCCAACGCCACGGCCACAGTAGCACAGTTCTTTCATTCGAATGGCAATAACTCGTATTTGAGGATTAAGGCAACAAGAAATATCGCGGGAGCTGATTGGACTACTGCATCAACAAAATTACTTCAGGTAATTGATACAACTGAGATGGGTTATATTGAGTTCAATCCGAATGGTTCTCTGCAGGGAATGGCATTTGGATCCGGTTCAACCGAACTAGTAAGACTTACTTCCACTGGTAACGTCGGCATTGGCAGAACCAACCCATCAAATAAATTAGAAGTTCTTGGTACTATCGCAGCGTATTCTGCGGACATAACATCGGTAGGAAGTTTTGCTATCAGCAATGCCGGATTGCTGGATATAGTAGCATACAAAGCTACCGGTGGTGTCTTAAGATTCGTTACTGCGAATTCCTCGGGAACCAATCTAGATCGAGGTAGAGTCGATAGTTCTGGAAACTTTATTATTGGTTCCGCATCGGCGACAGGGACAGCATCCCAGCCCCTTCAGGTCACTGGGGGTGGGTACTTCTCCGGGAATGTGGGTATTGGAACCACAAACCCACAGGGAGCACTTGATATTCGCGCTTCTTCGCAGTGGTCTTCATCTAATTATGGTACAAATCTTGTAATCGGCGGTGTAAGGAACAATGCTATCGGTATTCTTGATTTTAATAATAGCAATCCTTGGGCAATAGGAAATAATGCTGGAAGTTTAGTTTTTCTACAAATGCCCGCGCTTGGAAATACTACAAGTGGACCAGTAGCTAGAGCAACAATTGATACTTCTGGAAACCTCCTTGTAGCAACCACGACAGCGACAGGGACAGCATCACAAGCACTTCAAGTTACTGGTGGTGCTTATGTTTCTGGTTCTGTTGGAGTTGGTATTACAAATCCTCAAGCAAAACTGGAAATCAATAATGGTTCAGCCGCAGACGCAAATCCAGAACTCAGAGTTAGTGGTTATGGATATATTGATATTCACAATAGACTGGGTGCTGGTGCTTACAATCCAATAACTCAATCTGATGATAAAGCAATAATTTTTACTGATGGCACAGCAGGAACTGGGAATTTTATAATTGCTCCTTGGAGCAGTAGTGCTGCTGGAGTAAGAATTACTAATTCTGGTAATGTCCTTATAGGAACTGGAACAACAACAGGGACGGCATCACAACCTCTCCAAGTTACCGGCGGGGCCTATATCTCTGGTAACGTTGGCATCGGAACCACCAACCCCACGAGCAAATTACACGTCATCGGCGACTCCAGCGTCTCCGGGATCGTCACCGCCACCGACTTCTACAACACCTCCTCATACCCCACTGTCCGGCCGACACTCGACCTGGCATTCGCCCAGACAAAAGTCCTGGATAGCCGGGTTACGTTCACCCGCGCCTCCACCGCGACGTACGTTGGGGCTGATGGCCTGATAAAGACGGCAGCGGTGAACGAGCCACGCTTCGACCACAACCCGGCCACTGGAGAAAGCCTTGGGCTGCTAGTGGAGGAGGCGAGAATAAACTCTCTGACGTATAGCCAGGCAAGCGCTGGATGGCTTGCAACAACAATGCTGGACAACGCTGGCATCGCACCAGACGGAACCAATACTGCAATGCTTGCAACCGATAACGCGGGTTTCAGGTATTCATTGGGAGCGGGAACACTTACCTATTCTTTTTTTGTAAAGCAAGGGACATCTTCGACTGTCAGACTGATCTGGGCTGGATATGGCGGAATTGATTGGACGTTTACCTTCTCCACTCAATCACTTGTTGTTGCTGGAGCGTGGTTCAACGCTTCCGTCGTAAGATATCCAAACGGTTGGTATCGTATTTCAGCAACAACATCTTCAAGGGATTCTTATTATTATTATTTGTACGCCGACTCGGTTTCGTCAACTTTTTATCTATGGGGATGTCAAGGCGAAGCAGGCGCTTTCCCCACCTCCTACATCCCCACCACCACCGCAGCCGCCACCCGCGCCGCTGATGTGGCCAGCATTACGGGCAGTGCGTTTAGTTCGTGGTATCGGCAGGATGAGGGGACGTTTTACGGAGATGTGTTCAGAGAGCTTGCCGTGCCAGCAAGCGCATTTCCGGTTATTGTTGATTGCCGAACAGGAAGTAACATCAATCAATTTAGCTATGTCACCGAAGCAATAGCTGGAACATTTATTTCCGTTAGCGGCGTTACTCAATCGGAATTGTACCCAGTTGTCATAGCAGGAGCAAGAAGGCGCAAAATCGCTAGCGCATTTGCCAGTAATAACTTTGCTGCGGCTGCTAATGGCGGCGTTGTACTTACTGACGCAGTTGGCTCTGTACCCGCAGTTTCATCAATGTCCATCGGCTCCGTAAACAACAATTCTCAGTTTCTAAACGGCACCATCCGCCGCCTCACCTACTGGCCCGTCCGGCTCACCAACGCCCAACTCCAGACAATCACACTGTGAGCAGTTTAAGGTACTAGTAATGAAAGAGTCTCACAGAGCACCCGCAGATTATCAACGATGAGTAGATTAGTTGGTTACGAAATCGATCAGGTCCCTACCAATGGCATGCTCGGCGGAATGGCGTACCAGGACCCGGGCAATGTCACCGTCCGCAACATATCCGTTGGAGCTGGGTCTCTAACCGGGACGGCGTCCCAACCCCTCCAAGTCACTGGGGGTGGGTACTTCTCCGGGAATGT